GAGAGGCTCCGACAAATTATAGAGTCTGTTCCGATGAAGGCGAAACTCACTATAAATCCTACTAGCAAGTTTGTTGTTGCAACCTATTGGTGGGGTCGGGGACGTATCAATAATAATTTGCAAGGTCCGTGTCCAGAAGATATCCAAGATGAAGTAAAGGAAATTCTGGAAGAGGAGTTGATAGAAGATGATCCAGAATACAAAACACTCTTTGATAAGTTTGATACACTTGCAAAGAAGCGTAAGGTAGGGCATACTCCGGAAGAGGCGGCTGAGTGGAAAAAGGTTTTTAAGGAGCGTTTTAGTATCTTGACTCCATACTTTGCAAAACCCGAAATCAAGGAACGGATAAAGACTATGTCGTTACAATCCGCGGACGCATATCGCAAAAAGAGTCAGTTTCGTGAGCCCAAAACTTACGACAAGATGATTGAGAAGTGGGAGCAGACGTGTGAAGCAATGGGATGCAACTACCTCGCAGTAGAGTATCCGCAGTTTGCAGTTCCAGGTGGGTACCAACTTGCAATCAACGCGAAGCCATTGTTCATTAAAAAGGCTCTAGAGGCAACTGAGGGGCGTGGTATTCTGTATATCGATGGTGATATGTTTATTCGGAAGTATCCTAAGATATTTGATATGCCGAATATTGATTTTGCTGCTCAAAGTTGGAATGCTGATCCGCGTGCAAATAGTAGATTTAAGGAGGAGGCATGTTTTGATCCCTACATATTTGAAACTTCTGGTGGGACAATGTTCTTTGCAAATACTCCAGCATCCAAACAACTTCTGGACGCATGGGCTGCTGAATCAAGCCTTCCAAAGAACAATGGAAAGGCAGATGACCGTATCCTTTCTCAAGTATATACTGTTCAAAAGTATGCTCCGAAAGTCAATGTTTTACACCTTCCAATTGAGTATCTATGGTTAACAGATTTGTATAAGGACTATAATTTTGCAGGACTCGCAGATGAGAAATACTGTGTAATAGACCATCCGTATTGCCTGACTGGAGAGGAACGTGCTGTAGAGCTGTCCGAATCCTTAGTAGACCGTCAGCCTCCAGGATATACCGAGCAACTTGAAAATATCGTCTGTAACAAACAGGGTGGAACATTCTATGAGTATATCTTCTTTTTGCATAAAGAGGAGACGGTTGATTCGTATGGGCCCTACCTGAACTACATGAAGACTACAGTTAATCCTTCAACGGATGAGAAGATCTTTGAGGTCGTAGACTTCTCGGATAAGTATGGTCGCTATTCGGCAACTGCTCTCAAGAATCTGGCAAATGGCAAGGCAAAGAAACCAGCTACACCCGGAGTCGTGCGTCTACCCCTTCTTCCGAGTATAGTAGATATTTTAGGTCCTCTAATGGCCGGTCAAGATGTTATGATTGGTAGCCATCCGATTCCTCCTGCCGATATGGAGTTCTCTGGACGCAATATTGGAACTGAACTTGATCCTTATTTGGCAAATATCAAACTAGACCACTCGTCATCAATGTATATTAGTGCAAAGAACCCTATTGTTATTGACCTCCTCGCGATGTGCAAGACACTCGAGGACGTAAATATTCATCTTAAGGAGAGCTTTATGTTTCTGTCGCGTATTCGTTGGCTCCTGACAAGTGCACGGCAACAGGCAGAGAGTATCCCAGGTGCAAAGAAGAAGGGTCAGGTGTCAATGGAGATGCTCTAGAAATACCGCTTCTGCAGATATTTTATATCCGCACGATACTTCCTACTTGTTAAAGGAGCACGACGCTTGGTAAGGACAGCAACAGCATTGACCTTACGAAGTGTGGACGTTCTACCATACTTTTGGACTGCCTTGGAAAGTGCACGGTGCCGAGAGGTTGCCTTGCGAGACGGATGGTAGCCCAAATCAGTTAACTTCCCTTTCTTGAGGGGACCTATACGACGAGTGCGACCCCCAGTAGGATACCGTGCTGCATATTCGGACATTCGCAGACCTATATTACGCATAACCTCATGTATAGCATCGTCAAGCTTTTTGTAGTTTTCAGACCCCTCCTGAAACGTATTCAAACAGCCTACAACTCGTTGTGTTGCATGGTCGTAGTAGACAGGCTTTGCAGGAAGTAGAGGGCATTGAACCTGGTTGAGAACGTCATTGAATGCAGCATAGTCTGCATCAGAAAGATATACAGGGGAGTTTTCCCGTCCGCCACGAACTGCCGGATACACTGCCTGAAATGCCTCGGAAAACTCGTCATGTTCGTCGGATGCCTTCTTGTATGCGGGGTTGCTGTTATAGAGACGCTCCTCCTCAGCAGGATTCTTGGGTATCAGATGCCTAGCGTTTGGGTCATGTGAGATGTTCTTAAGAAATGGACGCATTTTGTCATTCGTTATTTCACCACATGCGATACCCTCGTCATACGTTACAGAATCAGCAGCAGCATGTCGGCAGCCATGCTTGTTGACTACTGCAACTAGAGTCTGCATTGCACTGACCATTTACCATTGAGTCGTATTCTTTTGCTTCGGACAGGATCCACATGCCTTCGTTGGTTGGGGAAGTTGCATAAAATAATACAGAAGTGCAGCACCAAGCAAAACTGCAAGAACTACAAAGATCACGTCAATCATTTGTATCCTTTACAGACAGTTTGCATTACACATGCAACGATGGGAATTCCGTATTTTGTAGCATCTATCGCTAGAACCAAGCGAGGACTTATTCAACCAGTTCGTGGAAGTATTCAGACGGATGTTCTTCTGATTGATTTGAACTGCTTTCTTCACAGGTATCTCGATGATTCTAACCCATATCCCAGTATTGTCAAGGCTATTGCAGACCTCATGGAGTTAGTTCACGCAAAGACAGTTGTTGCCTGTTTGGACGGAATGGCTCCTTACGCAAAGCAAGTGCAACAACGGTTTCGTCGTATGCGCAAGACGGAGCCGTCCATATTTGACCGTCATCAGATGTCCCCCGAGACCCCTTGGATGCGTGGGCTCTTAGAGCATCTTCCCAAATCCTGGATTGTTTCTGGAACTGACGAACCTGGTGAGGGTGAGCATAAGATCTTCCAATGGCTCCGTGCGAACCCTAGAAAGGAGGGCATTATCTATGGACTTGATGCAGATCTTGTCCTTCTGGCGCTTGCAAATATGAACCTGTGTCATATAAAACTTCTGCGTGAGAAGAATGAGTTTCAGAATATTCTTTCCAAGGAGGCGGAGTGGGGAATTCTGGATGTCCCGGAACTCGCACGGAATCTTCCGATTCCTGTTCCTCAGTTTATTGAAATTGCAGTAACCTGTTGGGGCAATGATTTCCTACCCCCTATTGCGATGTTTAGTTTACGAGAGGATGGATATGCAAGAGCGCTTCACTTCAAAGGACCATGTAAGGAAGCTGCTGTAGGTGAGGCAAAATTTCTTGAGAAGCGAATTGCTCAACGCGCACGACCCGACGAACAGTGTATGCTTGGGAATCTGGAGGAGCGAATGGCAATCCAACTGTTTGATGGGATTCGTGATTGGAAGCCGGTAGTGGAAGCATTCTGGAAGACTGTTGCGTGGACGTTGCACTATTTTAAGACAAACGAGGTTCTGGATTGGACATGGTATTATCCGTATCCAGAAGCTCCGACTGTTGCGACTCTATTGAAGTACCCTCGTCCGAAGTTTACATGGGTTTTGAAGCCTCCTCCGTTTCATGTGGGAAACCAACTTCAGTTCATTCTGCCCCAGAAGGCACTTCGGCTTGCAAAGCGACGTGTTCTATTTTCCGATGAGATCTATGACGAGGAAAAGGATATGCGTGTCCCTTGGATGCGCCGACACAACTGGGAAGCTCGTCCTCGCATTTCTCTCCCGTGGCCTACCTCCGAAACCGAAGTCGTCCCCCTGTGAATGAAACTGCTGCTGAAGGAGGCCTTCCAAATTGTAGTGATTGACTAGGTGATGCAAGTTTTTCAGGGATTGGTGACACACTTATATTAGTAAGATTTCCAGGAGGAGTCTCTCTTGGAGCCCAATATTGAATTTCAATATTTCGCATCTCAAGTACCTTTCGCAGTTTCGCAATACCAGTCATATCACGCATTGACGCCCAATACCGTTGAATATGATTTAAATATGCAACTCTATATTCTGCGGCAGGTCTTGATGTTATATTTTTTGTATAAACTTCCTCGCATTCTTCTACACGATGATAGATTGGCTTATCTAATCTTCGGTTTACTGTATTATGCGCGCGGTATGAAAAGAGTATAAATTCAGTTCTAGAATCCAAGTAGTACGGATATATAGACTTATAGGATATCAAAAGTTCTGTAAAATGCCCCTCACATGTCGGACATGTTATCGTGTCACGAAAAAGCTCAATGCACTGCGAAACAAGAGCCTTTTCAGAAGCAGACGGAGATTCGGGATAATTATGCGCCATTGAATGAAGTGCCATCCATCCAAGTGGACCCCACACAGCAGTCATCTTACTTAGACTGAGGAAATCATCCCAGCCTCCATTCCGCCTTCCAAAATATCACGTAGCACATGAGGTGGTGTTTTGGGATTATGCGATACCTTTGCACGCCGTAGTCTCTCGCGAACCTCATCGTCTTTCATAGACTTAATTTTGGCACGAATCGTCTTCCGGCGACTCTCAATTCCCTTCTCAGTAAGGACTCTGACAGAGTGTTTCCGAACACCTTTCTTGAATGGAGGCGCTTTTGCAGGGTCGCGGACTGGCTTAATCTTTGCAGTCTTCTTTAGGACACCTTTAGGATAAGTCTTCATAGTGGCTTTTCGGGTTGGACGTGCTGTTGCAGTCTGAGGCTCTTCAATGGTTATCGTAGGCTTTGAAGAATCAGCCTTTATGATCTTGACGGCAGACATCTCCCCTTTAAAACGGATCAAGATGATTTACGGCGACGGAACGGTATAGGAATTACCATGGAGTGGGAAGCAGTACGTTCGTATTTCTCAGCCAATGGAGTGCAGCGTCTGGTAGAGCACCAGACCGAGAGTTTTGAAGACTTTCTGCGAAACAAGCTACCTCTCATCGTTCAATCTACACCCCCCATCACGGTGTACAATGAGCAGGACGAGGCGACCAAGCAGTACAAATACAAGTTTGAGTTGTCATTTGAGAACGTCACATACATGAAGCCCCGCATTACAGAGGCCACAGGTCGTGTAAAGCCAATGCTCCCTATGGAGGCACGGATTCGCAACTATACCTATGCCTCTCAGATGCATGCCGACTTACGCCTGACCGTCAAGCAGCTAGGTATGCCCCCGGAGAGCCGTGTCTTTGAGGGCATCAGCCTCGGTAAGATTCCAGTCATGCTGGGGTCCAGTCTCTGTCTGCTGAAGGACTATCCAGTCTCTGTTGACAAGCTTGGTGAGTGCCAGTACGACCCGTTTGGATACTTCATTATCCACGGCTCGGAACGGACCATCCTCTGTCAGGAGAAAGTCGCAGACAACCGAATCATGGTGTTCTCCAACAAGAAGACAAAGACTCAGCACTCGTTTACCGTAGAGATGAAGAGTTTGCACGAGAGCTTTACCACTCCTCCAAAGAAGCTTGAGTTGCGCCTGTCATCCAAGTTCAATGGTATTGGGTATCCTATCTTTATCTGCGTTCCCCGGTTCTCAGAGGACTTGCCAATGGCTGTGTTCTTCCGTGCGATTGGTGTGCTGCAGGACAAGCAGATTCTTGAGCTGATTCTGGGGTCCACTGACAGTCCTATGGCTGAGCTCCTAGCGGCATCATTCAAGGCAGCAGCAGATGTCAACGTGTTTACTCGTGAGCAGGCAGTGACATATCTGACACACCATCTGCAGTACACCACTCAGCAGGAGGATAAGGAGGCATATGTTCGGTCTCTGCTGAATTCCGAGTTCCTTCCACATGTCCGTCTCGGAGGAGAGACTGTAACTACCGAGGTACACGAGGCACGCAAGGCGGTTATTATGGCTGCTATGGCCCGGAGGCTCCTGCTGTCTTCTACGGGAGTCCGTCCTCTTGATGATCGCGACGCATACCCCAACAAGCGCGTGGTTACTACAGGTGCACTCCTGACTCACCTCTTCCGTCAGTTATTTCAGAAGGTCTGCAATGATACTCGAAACGAGTTCGTTCAGGAAATCAACCATGACCGCTGGAAGAAAGACACTCCTCGTCCGCTGGAAGTCATTACTATTCACAACCTCTACAAGATTCTCAAGACTGGGTCTATTGAGGGAAAGCTGAAGCAGGCTTTAGCGACTGGAAACTTCACAGTTCAGGGCTTGGGAACGTCAAGTTCCACATCTCTGTCAAACGCCACCAAGACCGGCGTCTCTCAAGTTCTAGCCCGTTTGAGCTACCCGTCTACTGTCAGTCATCTTCGACGGATTCAGACACCCGTTGAGAAGTCGGGCAAACTTCTGGCACCACGCAAACTCCACGGAACCTCCTGGGGATTTGTGTGTCCAGTGGAGACTCCTGAGGGACATTCTGTTGGTATTGTGAAAAGTCTATCTATGCTGACCTCGGTATCCCAACATGCACCGTCGGGGGTCATCATGAACTTTCTGAAGGAGCAGACTCTGGAGTGGCTAGACCGGCCTCGGGTATATGAGGGAACCCCTGTCAGCATCAATGGGGTTATCGTCGCATATACGAAGGATCCGGTCTCTCTGCTGAAGACACTGAGGGACGCAAAGCGAACTGTGCGTATCCATCCGCATACGAGCATCGCATGGTCTCCTCTTCACGCGACGTTTGCTGTGGAGACTGACGCAGGACGCTTAGTTCGCCCGGTGTTCCGGGTTGTCAATGGTAAGATTGCCGAGCCTCCCACTGATCGCACGAACTGGAATGCCTGGTTGACTTCGTCTATTGAGTTTGTGGACTCTGCCGAGACTGAGACATTGCGTATTGCTCTGCGTCCGGCTGATTTAGATACCTGTCAGTATACTCATTGTGAGATTCATCCTCACATGGTACTGGGACACATGGCAGCTACTATCCCGCTGTCCGATCACAATCAGTCTCCACGCAACACGTATCAGTCTGCGATGGGTAAGCAGTCAATGGGTATCTTTGCGATGAACTTTGCAAAGCGTGTTGACAAGAACGCATACATTCTGTGTTCTCCCGAGCGTCCTCTGGTGGAGACCCGTATGATGAATATCATGCGAATGCATGACATGCCGTTTGGCCGCAACGCTATCGTGGCTATCGCAACGTATGGTGGCTACAATCAGGAGGACTCAATCATCATGAACAAGACTGCAGTTGATCGTGGTATGTTTCGGGGTCTCTACTACACGATGTACAAGGATGAGGAACATCGTAATGTGACATCTGGTCGGGAAGAGAAGTTTATGCTTCCCCACAAGGAGAGCACTCGCAAGTACAAGACATCCTCGTATGCGGCCGTGCAAGACAATGGTATGCCGAGTATGAATACGATACTGCAGGAGGATGATGTTGTCATTGGCAAGGTTGTCAATCTGAAGCAGGATACAGCTGGGTATTCGTTTCGAGATGCGTCGACAACGCATAAGAGTTCCGAGCCCTGCAGAGTAGATGGTGTCTGGCAGGATAAGAACTCAGACGGATATCCGTTCGTCAAGGTTCGAGTTGTCAGTGAGCGTGTCCCTCAAGTTGGAGACAAGTTCTCATCTCGTCATGGACAGAAGGGTACGGTTGGTATGCTGCTAAACGAGGAAGACATGCCCTTCACAAAGTGCGGTCTGCGTCCAGACCTCATCATGAACCCTCACGCGGTTCCGTCTCGTATGACCATTGCACAGCTGATGGAGTGCATGTATTCCAAGATTAGTGTCAACAAGGGAACTCTCGGGGACGGGACACCCTATACACATCTGGGAGTTGATGAGCTTCGTAAGCAGATGCTGGAGCTTGGTATGCATCCGTACGGCAATGAGATTCTATATAACGGTCAGACTGGTGAGATGATGACTGCCGAGATCTTCATGGGTCCAACGTATTACCAGCGTCTTAAGCACATGGTCATTGACAAGAAGCATGCTCGTGCCAGGGGTCCCATCGTCAGTCTAACTCGTCAGCCATGTGAGGGACGATCTCGTGATGGTGGTCTGCGTGTCGGAGAGATGGAGCGCGATTGTATGATTTCCCATGGTGCGGCAATGTTCACAAAGGAGCGACTCATGGATGTCAGTGATCCCTTTGAGACAGGTATCTGCAAGCGGTGTGGAACTCTGTCTACATCACAGGCATGCGCGAACTGTGGAAACCAAACAGCGTTCATTCAGAAGACTATCCCATATGCGATGAAACTTTGGATGCAAGAGTTGGAGAGTATGCATATTGTTCCCCGAATGGTCATGGAGTAGCTTACAAGCAGCGGGAGAATAGAGTACAATGACCCTTTTCATCTACTGCACAAACTCATATATTTCCGAGCGCATGCGTGACTGGTGTGAGGTTCGTCGTGAGACTGATTCTGGAATTGATGTGATGACTGGAATGATCAATCTTGACTTTTCTTCAAAGACGTATGGCGTTCGGATGGGACTGGGCATCCACTGTGCTGCACTGGATGCAGATGGGAATCCTGCGCCCTATTTGCTCCTCGCTCGTTCTTCAATGAGTCTAACTCCTCTTCGTATGTCAAACCAGATCGGTCTTGCAGATGCAGGATACCGAGGTGAGTTGATTGCACGTGTGGATTGTGTGGATCGTAATATCATAACGTATAAGGTTGAGGAGGGGATACGCCTCTTTCAGATTGTGCAGCACAACTGGCTTCCGTGGTCCCGTGTACATGTAGTTGATTCTCTGGCCGATCTCCCTGCAGCCCCCGACAATCGCGGTGAGGGTGGATTTGGTTCCACCGGGAAGTAATGTATACTCAAAACAATATGAAGTGGGCTGGAGAAATTGTAGGGACACTCATTCTTGTTGTGGCATGGCTGTGGACTCATGCAAATCCGTATGTGATGGGTGTTGTTTATACATCTACCCTTCTAATTGGTCACGGTCACTATTTTCCGATGGTAACACTTGCTGAGTGGGGACTTGGTAGGATGGAGGGTCAACTCGCTGCCCAGTACCTACTAGGACAAGTGGCCGGAGCAGCCCTTGCTGTTGTTGCCACTCCTGTTCTAGATTTGACGGGGAAGCCCGTTCACTAAGGCATACATTTGATGTAAATACACATGCTGAGATCGCACATATTAGTACTACTGCCTCCATTATCTACGTCTAGACATCTTTCCCCGGCGAATACGACGAGTGCGTCTTCCGCCATCTCCAGAAACAGCCGGACTACCAGCTTTATCAAGTGTAGCATCTGAAGAGGGTTCTGGAGAAACTTCCTTGACACTTGATGGCACATATGATGTTTTCATTCCATCATCATATATATCGGCTACGAAGGTATTTCCAGGGTATCCTGGGTTCTTCATACCGGGAAGACGCATTGCACCCAAAAATGTCATATCAAAATACCCAGCATGTGCAAAGGGGATATTTGTAGATACTCCTATCTTATTTGGCATATGTGAGACTGTTAGTGCCTCGTACTTCTTCTTTTCAGGACCAGACCATATCGCACCACCTTGATACACCTTTTTGATCGTATCAAAGTTGTATGCGCGTCCTGTTTTGGATTCTGGGTAAAATTCAGTACGGAGTGGCTGGAATCCAGGATGTGAGAAACCAGCTGGGATTGATGGGATTACATCTCCAACCTTTCCAAGATATGCAGATGTTACGCGGTCAAACGTTGCCTTTCCGGAATCTAAAAATTGATTGAACTGGTTTCTTGCTGCATCTGCAACAATAGTCGGGCTACCGAATGTTACAAGATGAACAGGGTATCCAACCTTCTGGAGAAGAAGAAGATATGTACAAAGAGTTGCATATGCTCCTCCAAGAGAGTGTCCGGTTATAAACAGTCTGGCAGGCTTGAAGTCTGTGAGTCCCTGTTTTATAACTGAAAAATTGTCGTTCAAATGCTTGAGAAACGACCCAGGTACAAAACACCCAGGAGAAATCTCTGCACGCGTAATCTGGGAGTACAAATCGTGCTTGAAGTTATCAACCGTACTTGACCCCTTGAATGTCAAAATAGCATCCCCTGGTTGAAAGAACGGAAGCTTTGCGGAAAGTTGTGATCCGCTCAATAGAAGGAATGTTACATCATCTGGAGTCGAGACATATCGCGCAAGTCCAGCACCAGTCTTTGCAGATACCGATGGTCCTATATATGACATCATTGGCCTTGGAGTCTTTCCGGCCTTTTTCCGCATCGGAGACCACTTCTTATCAGTGGCCGTAATAAGATCATTAACAGCCTTATTGTCAAACGTACCGAATGCCGGAGACTTCAGGACCTCTTCAAGAATAGCAGAATCGCAGTATATCATACGAGACAACTGGGCCATCACCTTCAAAATATGTTCATATGTCTTGAACTGGTCTGCCGAAACTGGCTCTTTGAGAACCATCTGTCCTGCAATGGAAACCAGTTCTAGCTCATTTTTTCCAAAGACAACCGAACGTAGGGTTGTATCGCGTAATGGCATTATGTTTGTATTTTATAAAAAAACAGACCGCGTCCAGTTGGATCCCCCGAAAAAAATGTTGCAGTGGAGCATAACGATATGGCAGGTGGTTTGATGCAGCTCGTGAGCTATGGTGCGCAGGATGTTTATATTTCGGGCAATCCCCAGATCACCTTCTGGAAGATTTTGTACAAGCGCCACACGAACTTCGCCATGGAGTCCATTGAGGTGACGTTCAACGGCCAGGCCGACTTCAACAAGCGTGTGACGGCCGTTATCAACCGCAATGCCGACCTGATGTACCGCACGTACATCCAGGTGGTGCTGCCCGCAGTGGACCTGGGTCCCACTGGTGAGACATCTATCAAGCGCTTCCGCTGGCTCAACTCGGTTGGCCACCGCCTCATCAAGGTTGTGGAGCTTGAGATCGGCGGTCAGCGCATTGACCGTCAGTATGGTGACTGGATGCAGATCTGGACCCAGCTGTCGCAGGATGTTGGTACGGCGGCTGCTCTTGACGACATGATTGGCAACACCCACGACCTTGTGCTTCTCAAGGATACCCAGGGCTTTGTTCTGGATGGCTCGTGCGCTGGCTCTGAGCTGACGAACTCGTGCGCTCCCCGCGCAGGTACGCCTTCCAAGACGCTGTACGTCCCTCTCCAGTTCTGGTTCTGCCGCAACCCCGGTCTTGCCATCCCGCTGATCGCTCTCCAGTACCACGAGGTGCGCATCAATGTGGAGTTTGAGCAGTTCATCAACTGCTGCTACTACGACACGATCAGCCAGACTGCCTCCACGTTCGGCGGCGGCTCCTCGGCCTCTGGCACGCCCTCTCAGGCTATCCAGTCCCTGACGGCCGCGTCTCTCTATGTGGACTATGTGTACCTTGACACTGAGGAGCGCCGCCGTTTTGCCCAGCAGTCGCACGAGTACCTCATTGAGCAGCTGCAGTACACGGGTGCTGAGGCGATCACCTCGTCTTCCAACAAGATCCAGTTGAACTTCAACCACCCTGTGAAGGAGCTTGTGTGGGTTGTGCAGCGCGACTCGTTCGTGGACTGCTCGGCCGGTGCAGCGACGGTTGCTGAGGTCCAGGGTGCCCAGCCGTTCAACTACACGGACGACTGGTCTACGGAGGGTGTGATCATGGACGTGCTGAGCCGCGGCGCTCTAGCCTCTTCTCTTGGCGCTGTTCCCCTTGGCAATGCTCAGACTGGCAGTACCATTGGTGCCAACGCACCTTTCCTGCCCGGTGTGGGTCTGTCGCAGGGTGCTTCTGGCCTCACGTCGTCCCTTCTGGACCCTACTGGCGACAACTCGGGTGCCCTCTTTGAGGCCACGACCAACTACCTCCTGGCTAAGGTTATCCTGGATTCTGGTGTGAAGTGCGAGGGCAAGAACCCTACGGAGGTTGCCAAGCTGCAGCTCAACGGCCAGGACCGCTTCACGGAGCGCGAGGGTCGCTACTTCAGCGTTGTTCAGCCTTATCAGCACCATACCCGTAAGCCTTCTACGGGTATCTGTGTGTACTCCTTCGCCCTCAAGCCGGAGGAGCACCAGCCTTCCGGGTCGTGCAACTTCTCGCGTATCGACAAGGCCACTCTCCAGCTGACGGTGTCCCCGAACACTGTGCGTAACGCGCGCACTGCCCAGGTCCGCGTGTATGCCGTCAACTACAACGTGCTCCGCATCATGAGCGGCATGGGTGGCCTGGCCTACAGCAACTAAACATGAAAATGGAATTGCAGGGTGCATCTGAAATGATGCAACCGACATGAACATCTTCATACTTTCTAAATCCCCGCAATCTGCGGCTCATCTTCATTGCGACAAGCATGTCGTAAAGATGATCCTAGAGACAGCACAGCTGCTGTATTCTGCCCACCCAGTCATTCCAGAGGGAGGCTATAAGAAAACACATGTAAACCATCCATGTGCTATTTGGACTCGCGAGAGTATCGCGAACTACAAGTGGTTGGCAGAGTTGGGTTGGTGGCTTTGCAAGGAGTATCAGTTTCGCTATGGCGAACACAAGACTCACAAGACTGAGAAGCATATCGTGTGGTTGACCGAGAATGTGCCCGATATCCCTGATGTGGGCTTGACTCCCTTTCGGCAGGCAATGCCTGTCATCTATAAACAAGAGGATGCTGTAGCTGCATATCAGGCATACTATGTTCTAGACAAGGTACCCCGGGGATTCATAAAGTATACGCGCAGGGAACGTCCAGAGTTCCTCAGAGCATAGTTCTTGTTATACACTACAGTCATCAACAGTTATCGTAGATTTCACTTATAAGTTTATCAATCTTAACTCTATTTGCTGGATCAGAATATGGCCGTATTGAATGTGAATCTGCATATAACCCATTCTTTATATTACGAGCATCATAACTCCAATTAGACCGATCTATACGATGTAAGGTTCGCTTAAGAAATATGAATATAGAAGGAGTATGATATGAACGTATCTTATCACTTGCATATTTCTCATCAGCACCCCAATGTGTCATGTTTTTTTCAGCAACGGTACTATGAGATACCCCAATATTAAGAGAATATACGTGAGATATAGAATCTTTCCAAGATTCGTGTAATCCAAGAACAGATTTGAAGATATAACCCTTCGCGATATGATAACAACTTGGTATATTTTCGTGGTATGGGTTTAGATGAACATATTTATCATCAGGGATTAACATTATTTGATTAATAAAATAGTTCTTGGACAAGGGAAACATGTCTATATCTGAAATCATACTTATGCTATTTGGCATTTGAGAAGGCCACCAGTATCGTATCCAAAGACATTGTAGATATTTTGGAATACCATCAATCGGTTTGAACTTAAAGACCTTCCCATACGTCTCATCTATTTGAACATCGTGATTAGCATCAATATATAGTAGAACTGGTTCTAGATTGAAAACTTGCTTCCAGACACGAGAAACAAGTGGCCAGAAGTCAAGATAGTAAGGATTTGAATCCGAGCTATGTATGACAAAATCAATCTTCATTATAATAACCTGCGAGATTCCCAGCCACTATTAACCGAACACCATGTATCTAATTTAGCTTTATCGGTCTCCCAATTCAATTCCATAGAATTCCACGAGTCTACCCACAATATTGGCATACCATTATAAAGATGTGCGAGTACACTCGGTCTCAGTAGTATAGGAATAGCTCCAAAGTAGATTGATTCGTAAATACGATGTGTGTCGTGTCCTTGTCCTTCTGGGCACACTACATACTTTGAAATAGACAATCGCTCGTAGTATTCTTGCTTTGTTTTGGTGAGATCAACCATAGCTCTAGAATCCCTCTTCATACTATCTAAACATGGTTCTCTAGCCTTAGGATTTGTCTTTACAAGAAAGCCTGCGAGTATCTCAATCGTTCTGGGAGCCAATAGCTTGATACTTGGAATGATATCTAGACTCCAATCTCCGAAGCCAATCGGAATCGTTGTTACTATAGGATCTTGAAGTACGCAGTTAATCGTATAGATATGTAGTGCATATGGACGAAGTCTTGCAAGCCAAATAGAACTAAACTCAGTGTCTGCATTTTGACAAGCTATCACAAACTTCTTTCCACGAATTCCCCACTGAATAATAGTTGAAAGAAATGCATTGATATAGTCAATATTTACAAATACTCGGTCTCCGTGTCGCGCTTGTGTATATGAAAATCTCCGAAGATCTGGATATCTCGGGCAGCAGTTCCAATTGCATTCTAATGCAAGAGATCTACCCGAAATAAGCATTATGTTCTATAACAAGTAGTATGTATGCGTTTTCATTCTGCTTATATGGATCACCGAGTCCAAAGTATTATGGGGGTCTTCAAGAGAATCTAAAATTGATATCAAAATATTACCCCACGTGGAAGGTTTTTATATACGTTGGTGCCGATGTTCCCGAAGCATTTTGTAATAGTCTAGGATCTGTTCAGATAATTAGAACATCTCATAGTGGACCAATTCTCATGATGCATCGGTTTCTAGCGATCTCGGAACCAGATATAGAATGCATGTTTGTTAGAGATGCAGATAGTCGTATTCATCATAGAGACCGTTGGGCAATTGATGAGTTTTTGAAGTCTACTAAGATTGCCCATTCAATTCGGGATCATCCATTCCATACCGTTCCCATGCTTGGAGGACTATGGGGATTGAAACGTTGTGATGTCTCTATCAAGGATCTTGTAACGCCACACTTAGAAACCCCATGGGGGTTTGGATTAGATCAGATCTTCCTAAAGGACACAGTTTATCCATTATTGAAATATCGTATGCTTGTTCACACCTCCCAACAATATCGCTATTCCGATGAAGAAGTGCACGAAGGGTTTCCATGGGTATTTTCGGAAACATGTTATTGTGGAAAAGCCGAAGGCAATCGGCTTCTGCGTATTTTCCAGAGGTAGGATAAATGCCTGCCGTTGGTTCTCGCGCCGAAGTTATGCATGGTACTGCCGACCACACGAGCGGTGGTCTGACGTCGGGTGACTTGAAGTACAACAAGTGGGGTCGCATCGTGAGCCGGCGCAAGTCTGCGACCGCCAAGAAGGAGAAGCGCCTCCGTAAGGCCGGTTACACTGCTCGTAAGGGTAAGTTTGGCTCCGTTAAGTTGAAGTCCCGTAAGAAGGGTGGGGGTGAGGAGATGGAGGAGTAATGTTCTATCATATCATCAAGTAGTTTTGCGTGTACAGTAGGATCCTTGCATCCATGAAACATAAACGCACTATCTCGCAGAGAAGGGGTGTCATAAAACCTCATATAGTATGGATCAAACATTGGAAGATATCTATCTTTAGCGTTTGATTTCCAAAGAGTACAGTTCAGACAAGATTCATCATATGCCCATTTGAGATCTAGTGTTTTCTTACAATTATCGTACCATGTGTATATGAATGATCTATTAGACTCACAGAATAATACATGTGCGTGAACATATGGTTGCGTTTTAGTAGGAACCTGTAAGCGATTCATGTGGCGACTAGGAAGTGTTCCATTCTGATCGGGATGAATTGGTGACATGGTAAATACAGGATCTGTCATATCTTTCAGGGCATCCGCATGGGGGGTAAGGAGATCATCTGCTTCAATATATTGACCTGTTTTCAAACCATTAAGAATTGAGTTCAAAATAATCCAAGGTTTCCAAAGGAATACATGTTTGATGTCTGGGTAGTCGGAAGACTTTACCAATCTCTGAATTATCCGGTCATTCTTCTCAAATGGCTCAGTTTCAAAGTCTATACAGTAAACTATCAGAGTGTGTTTTGAGAATGCAAGAACACTTCTGATTGTTTCTTTCATCAAAGAAGGATACGGTGCATCCGGAGTAACAAATGTCACGTATGCAAACTCCATTATTCATCGCGTAGAACTTTCATGAAACGCCCTCTTGAAGATGTATAATGTCTGACTGGGTTGTGGAGGCAAAGACCGTTCAGACGGGCGCTGTTCGCACTCTTATTGAGGCATTGAAGTGTATTCTTGTTGAGATGAGTCTCGTCTTTGACAAGGACGGGCTTCGTATGATTGCTATGGACAACACTCGCACGGTACTTGTACACCTGCGTCTCCATGCCGACAAGTTTGAGAAGTATTCGTATACTGCAAATACTGGTCGGATCATTGTGGGTTTGAACACTGATCATTTGTATCGGATTGTCAAGACTGCGACTAATGACGATACCCTGACGTTTGCAGTATCCCAGGATGATGCAAACCATCTGAGCGTTATTCTGGAGAATGGTGAGAAGAAGTGCGTTACCTCCTATAAGCTGAATCTACTTGATCGCGATGATGCTGATATTCAGATGCCAGAGACCGAGTTCTCTACTCGGATTACTATGCCATCTCTTGACTTTCAGAAGATCTGTCGGGATATGACGCTGCTTTCTGCAAAGACTGTTGAGATTAAGAATGTCAAAAACACTCTAACATTTGCTTGCAAGGGTCAGTTTGCATCCCGTGTTACGGTTATGGGTGACTCGGAGACTGACTTCAGCATCTCTAAGAATAAGGGAGACGAGATTGTCAGTGGTGCGTATAGTCTTCCTCATTTAGTTCTTTTTACTAAGTGTACCAACCTATGCAATAACATTGAAATTCATATGAAGAACGACTGGTTTCTGATGATTCGGTATGTTGTGGCAAATCTGGGTGAGATCAAGCTCTGTCTAATGCACTGTTCCGCATAAAATGGAATTATGGAATCTCATATAGGATAGACCAATGGATCCTCCGGATAAGCGTCGTAAGAAGAAGGATAAGGCTCGCGAGAAGTCAGAAAGAGGAATCTATAGCTCAAAACACGTTAGGCTATCCAAAAATATTGCAGTGAATGTAAATGCCGATCAACAAAAACGTTTCAGCAAGTGAGTATACTACATACCTTAAACAAAGGGCAACAGTAGTTGTTGGAAAATATGATGATGTAACACCCCAAAGTGTTTTGAATTCTCACTTGCGCACAAGTAGGATATCTCAACTCCAGACACCCAATTTTACAGTTCTTGGAACACCCAATGTACGTGGACTTCCGCCCAATACCCGTAACTATTACACTGCTCGTTCTAGGATCCTTAGATAGTTAACGAGGACGAAGCTTATGAGGTGTGTATGTTACATCATCCCCAATACGGAATCGCGTTGTGGAAGTAATAAACCGCTTATCATTCTGAGACGCGTTTGAATTCCAGATCTTCACAATATGAAATGCGCCCTTGGGTGATATGGTAATCCCCTGAAGAATTTCCCTGTGCGACTGGAGCAACTTCCCAGTGACACAATGAACCATCAAATCCACAAACACCTCGTGGGTATCTGCTGCCTCAATCTTTTTTGACCACGCACCGCCGCGCTCGTTTTCTGGGGAATCCCAGATGGGGAGCACGCCCTTCTTCATGAAGAAGAACATACCATTCTCCCATGCATCTTTCGGGATTGCATTGATCATCGTCCAGAACTCTGCCGGCGTACCGACATCACCAACATTTGCATAGGAAGCCACCGAGTAATCTTGGCACTCGGGATCATGATACCAAAGCGTCCAAGTTTCCATTGTTATAGGGGCGACTTGGATTCGTGGGTGTTTCCGTATCCGTTTTATAAAACGAATCTGTTTCTGTCGGAGTATGATAAGGTGCCCGGATACCATGGATGTTGCAACTCTTTATTCGTTGCGCTCAGAGCCTATGGTTCCTATCCCCGAGGCGACTATCGCCATTATTGCGGGGATGAGGCGCACCCCTGTTTCCTATAAGCCTGCCGCACACGTGCGCGGGCGCTACCATCGTAAGACCACTCCTCGTGTCCAGGAAAACTGGCGCTCAAAGGCGATCCTAGAGACCCACCGCCGTCTCAAGGAGCGTGAGGACCCGGATTACGACGTCGTTGTGACCTCTGTCAATAAGTTGTCAAAGGAGCACTTTGACGTGATGGTTCGGGATACTCTGGAGGTGCTTGCGAAGCGCGACGAGACCTTCCGTCTCCGTGTCTCTGCTCTGGTGTTTGACCGGGGTATTCTTCAGAACTTCTTCGCGCCACTCATCGCGAAGTTTGTCAAAGCACTGGTGGAAAAGAATCCAGATATGCGCGATGATATCGCAATTCAAGTAGATATGTTTGAGACCCTGTATGACGCTGGGAATATAACGATTGTTCCTCCCTCCACGGACCCTGGGTATGACGATGCAATCATTGCGTGGACGAAACAGAAGGAGAAGAAGCGCGGGTTTGCTGTCATGGTCGGAGAGCTGTATACAAATGGGTTGGTCACCTTTGAGACCATGCGGGGTATAATGCAGGGTGTTATCAATGATCTTGAAGCGAGTAGTTCACAGGTAAAGACACCTGCAACTGAAGAGCATGTGGATCACCTGGTTCGCTTCCTGTTCGCTGTTGCCACCCACGTCCGTGGACACATGGTGGATCGCATAACCGATGTGCTCAATATACCGCGTGTGAACGTTCCCTCGCTGACCATGAAGTCCCGCTTCAAGCTGGAGGACGCGTTGAAAATCCTCAAAAGCCCGTAGATCTAACAGACAAATGGCCGTCCCGTCTGCAAGTGTTTTAGTTCAGGCAGCAAAAATTGCGTTGGAGCAGGACCGCCCTATCTATCTTGACTACTGGCCGGGGAGCCTTGCAAAGACGATTGTCATTGGGATTCAGGATGAGAACTCCAAGTGCCTTATCAAGAGTGATTCCGAGTACACCTCCGAGATCACTAAGATTTTTCGTGTCAAGGACGAGGCTGTCTTTATCGTGCTGACGGAGAACTCTCTCTACATCGTCTCGTCTGACATTCCCGTAAAGAAGATTGTGTCTTAAGATAGATACCCTTCATTCTACAATGGACTTCCCACCACCTCATATGGTGTGGTATGAAGCTCTGAATGACAGAGCTATGGAAGCCATTTGGAGGGAAACAAAACTAGCCCACCCTGAAGCAGAATATACTGAAATATCTGCAGCACAAACAAATTCTATCGACGAGTTTTCGGGATGGTTTGACCAATGGACGAGCCGTTTATCCGGAGCAAGAGTTCGTATTCTCCTAGTATGGCATGCCCATTGCTTGTCAGCATCGTGTCAACAGATGCTGAGACGTTCTATGGAGAAACGGTCATTCAAGTGCCGAGTATGGTTTCATATTGAGGAACCCGGATCTCTTCAACCTGCTATTTTGTCCAGATGCATACTCAGACTATTGAAGTCAGTTCCGCATCCAACGTTTCGGAGATCTGGTAAGATTCCTGAAGTATGGAGAACTGTTTGGAAGAATCCGTCTGAAATGGAAGTCGCGTCTACAAAATAGAACTACTCAATGCCCCGTGTTATAGTCTACACAGATGGATCATGTACCAAGAATGGCTCAAAAAACGCACAGGCTTCCTGGGCCACTTGGTTTCCTGGTCATCCTGATTGGAGTGATGCTCAACGGGTGGGAGGAGACATTCAGACAAACAATAGAGGAGAACTCTCTGCTATACTGGAAGCATTCCGTCGCGTTACAAGAGAGTTGGGAACTGCGTGCGAAGCAATTGATATCATTGTCTACACCGATTCCGAGTACTCCAAGAATTGTCTTACAGTCTGGACAGCGGGATGGATACGTAAGGGTTGGGTCACTTCGGGGGGCACGCCGGTGCTTAACCGAGACCTAATTGAAGAAGTTCTTGAATTACGTCCTAAGTTTAAGTCAACAGTCTTTCAGTATGTTCGGGCGCATACCGGTGGGTCTGACGAGCATTCAATTCATAATGATAGAGTTGATCGTATGGCTCGTCGTGTGCTAGACGATTCAGTGGTACTCCCAGCATTGCAAACCGAAACATCTGGCTGCCCTTTGCAACTGTTGGGTCCCGCAGTTCAGACCACCGTTCTGGCTGGATGGATAAAAGAGAATATGAGCTTTCTGGATCAATCTGCACTCGATAAGGCACTGCTTCGTGCTCTTTCAGAGACCTTTGCAAACCACGGACACAAGATGGAGATCCGAAAGGGGATAGCAACACTGACAGCCGGTTTAAAGGTAGAGAGTAGTAATATAGATAGCAATGACTAGCGTAACTGGGTATATGTTCTCATCTCCTACATGTGGTCCCTGCCAGGTTATGAAGCCAGCATTTAATGAGCTTAGAGCAGATTTTGATAGCATCCATTGGGTGGATGTAAATACTCATACTGATACCGAAAAGATTGCAGAATCCTTTGGAATCACTCGTGTACCATCTATGGTTGTGGTTCGCGATGGGACTCTTGTTGGAAAAGTTACTGGAACTGCTCTTGCAGAGTATTACCGTATTTTGCGTCAGGCCACAAGATAGGCTCCAATAATGGCACCAAGCATGATTGATACAAGAACAAGCGTAATCATAAGAGCCACAAGATTGTCTTCACGAACATGTTCGCTTGGAATCTTGTCAAGTAACTCTTGAAATGAATCTTCTCCGTGGAGTTTACGATACGTATTCCCATGTTCATGAATCTGGCGAACCATATTCATGAATTGGATTTCGGACTCCCACTTGCGAAGCTTTTGAAGTGCAGACATTCTGTTGGTATACAAATCGTGTTTGAGACAATTTCCATTTTACTTGGTAGCGGGCATTCCGTTGATGTAGCTGTCGCAGACAAACTGATCGTCATCTGCAGGAGCCCCACATTTTCCACCGGGGCAACCACTTGAAGTGGTTCCGGCAGCTGGTGCTGGTGTAGACCCAGCTGATCCAGGAGCATAAACCTTAGAAGGAAGACGGTCGGGAAAGACACCCCAGATGAGACCATATGATGAACCCCCAAACAATAACCCAACAAGAAGAGACGTTGCAAGAGGCACACCAACACTAGAAAACCCAGCAAGGCACCCGTTGTTCTTCAGAATCCAGAACTGAGATGCTATGAACGCTATCATTGCGATAATTGTTGCACCTGATTGGAAGAACCCACGGTTCTGCAGAAGATCAATCACATAGTAGAACATGATGCTAAAGGTTACAACGAGAGGAGCAGATGTGAATTCGGAGGTAAATGAATCAAACCCTGGGATAAAACATCCAGTTTCAGCCCCGCCAACAAGCGGGGGTGGTGCGCTCATAGTACCCATAAACTTCCGCAGAAGTAGACCGAGTCCCCAGTTAAAGAAGATACTCAAAAATCCAGTTATAGACGGAATGCTATACCGGAAATCCTGAGACAGTGCATCTGCAATAAATCCAAAGACTATAAGAATGTGGGGAATAAACAGAACCATCGTATAACAGAATTCCTTTATCCCACCAGTTTCTAGCGAAGGAAGAGACCCAATACGATCCTTCATTAGAAATGCGATACCAATCGCTATGATGATTACCGACAGCACCCCGGTGCTTATCATGTAGGGGTCGGCCATTATGAACTAGCGAATACTTTGTTTGTCAGACACAATGGATTGGAACTTTCTTTACATAGTTATTCTAGCATGTGTTGAGGTCTACGGAGATTTCTATTTGAAGTTCTACTCAATATCCGGAAAGACAACCGATCTCCTTCAAGGTATCCTTGGATATGTTGGAGTTGTCTATTTCCTTATTAAGAGTCTGAAGGGCGGAACGGTTCTCTATGTCAACGGAATGTGGGATGGAATTTCTGGTCTCATTGAGAGCGTTGCAGCATACGTAATTCTCGGCGAGAGACTTGAGCGTACCACACAATACCTTGGTCTCGTGATGGTTATCATGGGAATTGTCTTGCTTAAGCAGTAATGGCAATCAACTTGTCGAGGTCAGTTACTCGGCCATGCGACATCTTGTGTGATCTTACGATTGACGATGTTGCGATTGGTGGGGGTAAGGTTGGAGTTTCAGGTGGCAACGGAGTAGTTATAGAATTTACAGATCAGCAACCAAGTTTGAAATTCAATGGACAAGGATACACATGCATAGGTATGATAATCCGTGGTCCATCGTGGCATACCATTGAAGACATCCGGGCAGATGCAGAATGCGTGGTAGTTTCTCAAAATCCCAAAGGAGATACTCTTTGCATGTCTGTTCTTTTGCGAACTAATACGGCATCGTCTCCGATCAATACGAGTATTCACGGGTGGCTTCCATATGCAGTTAGCGGAAACAAGGTCCCTGTAAAGCTTGGAGACGACTGGTCTCTGACAAAGATGATCCCGCCGGATCCTGCGTATTTTACATATAAAGGACCGATGCCATGGTCGGCAGATTCTAAGGTTCAATGGGTAGTCTTTCGCACTATGGGGAATATTGAACCGAATGACTATGCTCTTCTTACAAAGTTGATCCCAGCAGTTCCTACAAAGATCAACACTACAACGTCTGAAATCTTCTTTAACGAGACATCGCATATTGCAGGGGTTCCCGACGGAAAGGCCTACATGCGATGCAAGAGAATCAAAAAGAAGGGCGATGAAGCCGCAACTCGTATAACTCCAGTTGCAGGCCTTGCAACTACTGCGGCTGCAAATGCAACTCAAGCAGATTCTCAAAACTCAACACTATCTTGGATTCAGCAGGTCACCTATGGGTACATCGTTCAGGCTGGCGCTGGAAACGTTTTAGACGCAGTTGTGTTTGCTATCGCTATTCTTGCAGGGCTTATCGCAGCGTATAGCATCTCAAGCAGTCCACGTGGTCTTTCTCTAGCCCGTGCATCTCAAACAGGTGCAAAAGGGGTGTTGCGTTTCTGGAATGGAATGATTGATATGATGATTCTAATACCATTCATGAGATATTTTAAGTACACTGGATCACTCTGAGGATAGCATCTTTTCTAGAGATCGGAGTTCAGCATCATATTTCTCACGATCCTCCCTGAGAGTGTCATTACGACGAAGCTTCTTCGTGATAACATTCACCCTCTCATAGATCTCAGCGTCTGTCATCTCCCGAATTGGGGCGAACGTGTGGTGGCTTGTCTTCACAACACGCTTGGCAACAGACCACCCGTCTTCTGACGGATCCTCGCGATGCTGGAGTGCATCATCACGTGCTTGGTAGTCTAGTGCCTCAGCGTACTCTAGCTCTGCAAGCCGTGCGTCGTGCAGGTCGTCGTTGTAGACATACTCTGACCTACATGGCTTTGGTTGGCGATAGAATACGCGTAGTGCTTCTTTGGCCTCCTCAAGAGACCGGTCCTTGATGACTACAATGGGTGTCTCCTCAAGAGTGCTCCATGACTTCGCCATGGTTGCGAGACTTGTCTCGGGTGTCTGAAAGGTACTGCGTACAGTACCAAGTTGGGGAAACGCCTTTGCCGACAGGTCCAGCGGGACCTCCTCCTTCTTACGGAAACGTGGTGCGATATACTTCTTCATTCTGGGGCGATATGCTCTGGTTTGTTTATTTCATATCCATTTTTATGGACAAGAAACGGAACTCAACATTTCAAGATAGAGAAGTCTAAGAATGGTTGTGGCGACGGTAATTTCAATTCAAGGAGTTCTATCGGAGGTTGTGATTCCAGCAAAGACAACTGACGTTCTGGAATGGCTTCGCAAGAAGCTGAAGCGCCCCGGCCTTCAACTTCAAACAAAACTGAAGCTGGATGAGTCCACCGTCGCTATATTCGCAACACCTGCAGATGATGATGACGAGGATATCAACCAACATATGCTCCCACCTCCTCTACACGATGATTCCTTTGTCGGGCAGATGGTTGCTATTAAGTCCCTGACAGATCACGACACCTACGACAAGAGTCTGGCTAGCTATGCAGACCTGAAGCCAGGAGATTATGACGATATCTACCAGAGCTTTACGTTTGATGATAAGGAGAACGAGAGTGAGGAGGTGGAGAGCGAAATTGACGAGGAAGAGGAGGAAGAGGAGGAAGAGGTTGCACCTGCCCGAGAGCCAGTTGAACATAAGTATGAGAATCTGTTTATTGACCACCCTGTTCGCGATCTTGCAATTCAGATATTTCAGACGGTTCTTCCAGAAGAGGCACGAAAGCTAGAGAACCATGTATTACGGCGCTGCGACCGCGATGCGCGTCTCTGGGAGGTTGATGCAACATGGGATAATGTGCCATTCGTTCGGATGTATCAGAGCCGATGCGCCCATCTGTATCGTCATCTTCCTTCTTGGAAAGAACGTATTGTATCGGGAGACGTATCGGTGGAGCAGTATGCAATGATGACTGAGGTAGATCTGAATCCCGGACAGTGGCAAGATGCTCTGGAGAAGGCATTTGCTCGCGAGATGAATACCATGGCAACCCAGAAGTCTGCCAGTATCACTCTCTACTGTCAGCGTTGCAGACGTCAGACATCCTGCGACTACTATCAGTTGCAGACTCGTTCTGCAGATGAGCCTATGACTACCTTTGTGACATGTCTAGAGTGTGATAAGCGTTGGAAATTCTAGGCGAATACTAATGGCAACTTGGAACTTTGATAGTCCCACGCAGGATGCGAGTATCCAGAATGTTCAGCACTATCTGACTGAGAATCTACAGAGTTCTAAAGCTGGTTTGAATGGTGCACGAATGCTTGACCTATACAAGTTTTTGAAGTCAAGGAAGTTTTCATCTCCTGAAGAGCTCTGGAATACTGTCACTCAGGAGGGTCATCCATTATTTACCCATGAGGAGGCACTTGAAGTCTACAAACAGCTAAAGATGCGGGGCGGGGGGCAATCTGCAGAGTTTTTTGATGCAATGGCCCGGAAGCTTGCAACCTACACCGGAGACTGGATACCCAACTATGCAAAAGGGTATCTCTACTTTCTGAAGGGATTAGAGCAGAATCCTGATCAGGGACCTCTTGTCAGCACGATGTTGGATGTAGTGGCACAGGGCCTCCCAACATTGGCATCTACAATTCAGACTATAGCACCTCAGCTCATAGGTGCTCTCCCACTTCCTTCTGCGGCTATCGCTGGAGTTGTTATAGGCTGGATTATGTCGGCATTCCTACTCTTCTTGGCAATCATAACCAATCTGTCCCGTAAGAAGTTTGGAGCGGCCTTTGTTACCTCTATGGCATTACTACCAGTTGTAGGGTCATCTATCATGAATGCCGCGAAATCACTTGAACGGATTGCTGGAAAGATGTCAGATAGGCGCAAGAGACTAGTTGGTTCTGTTAACAAATTATTTGGTCCTGTTGTTGGCACTACTGTTACCGAGTATATTCCGGATCTCAACGAGCCCCCTGGGGTTGATGAGCCTATTCCTAGTATTGGGCTACCATCCTTATCTAGTTTGAGTATTCCAACATCACTTGATGCTGCAAAAGCAATGGCGTTAAGAAATGTACCCGCCGGTATACCTACCTCACTTAACGCTGCAAAGGATATGGCACTGAATAATGTACCTGTGGGCATACCTAGCTCACTTGACGCTACAAAGGGGGTGCTTCCGGTTCCGTCTATTCCAAAGGTACCGAATATGCTTACAAGAAAGCCTGCTGTATAACCCAATGGAGATTCAGGACACTCTTCGTCAATGGATTGCACTTGATGACCAAGCACGTGGTCTACAAACACAACTCAAGACAATTCGTCAGGAGAAGCAGAAACTTTCGGGTACAGTTTTGGAGTTCATGAAGGGACACAATCTTGATAACTTTCAACTTGAGGGTGGGTCTGGTGGCACTCTGTCTCGTCAGGTGAGGAACGTTCGTCCTGCATTGCGTCGGGATGTTGTGCGAACCCAACTCCTCCTACAGTTTGCCGATCAGCCTGAACGGGCAGCTGCCGTGCTCAGGGCAATTGAGGGGGTTGCTGAGGGAGATGATATGTCAGTGTCGGGTGTCCAAAAGGAGCTCCTGTCTCGGCGGGTTCCTAAAACATCACAGACTATCAGTCTCTCATAAAAATGGATCTGTAACCGGCAGGGAATAGAATACCACCCCCACACACATGAAAAATGCCATCACAAAAAGAGATCTTTGCTGCCCAAAAGGCGGCTAAGGAACTTGCGAAGGCCAAGGGGGTTGAGGCAGCTAAGGCTGCACAGATTGCCGCGGTTAAGACCGCGGAGATAGAGGAAGAGAACAAACGCTGGGAAAGGAAACTTGCGAAGAGCTATGCGAAGTCCATCAGCGTATGGAAGGGCCACAACATGGAGACTGGCTATGTCGTGAGCGAGGCACAGGTTGCGGATGAGATCCGCTACAAAAACTAAAATAAAAAGAAACCCCTTTTTCGGTGCGTCTTTGATCGTTTGCCACCAGAAGTCTTAACAGGCAACTTGTGTATGAAAATATTGATTCCCTTCTCGATGTAAATATGGGTAAACCCTGTTTTAGATTCAGAAACGTCTATATCGCTCATGATTGAGTCATCACCAGTTTCTTCCAGTTGTTCATCGATTGTAGACTGGTATTTACTAATTGCCGCAGCCTTGGCCTTCTCAAACGTATCATACGCACTTGGAAACACACCGCCTCCATCAGACTCCCCATCTGATCTCTCAACAACTACGTACACAAACATTAACACTACGCAAGAAATCCTATTTTTGTTTCAGGGTTTCTCCCAATGGAACCGTGGATGCCTGTTATTGTTGCATTTGTGCTCTATGGGTATGTTACCATCTTCAATACAATGATGAAGAAACCAATTCATCATTGGACTGATATCCCAAAGATTTATACGTGAAACCGCTTCTTGAAATCGGAGACAGATGCACGGATGGTCTTTTTGTTCCAGAGAACATACCTTGAGAGTGCACCGGGGGTCGCAGGATCCCTCCAGTTCTCACCCATTCCAGAGTGCCGATCAATATACCTCTGACGACGTGTCTTATCGTGGTGCTTCGTGTAATCAGAATAGCCCTTCTGCCCAAATGGGACGATCTTTTCCTTGCCATCCTTGTCAAAGACCGCATCCCATTTCTTCTCCTTCTTATGCGACTTACGAATCGTCTTGAGTCGCAGACGACCACCTTTCGTCATTGGAACAACATTTTTGTCCTCTCCCTCCATTGGAAATATGCGAGTAAATCCTTGCTTCTCGTAGAACCCTACTGCATCTGGTAGACTTTCAAGGACAACCTTATCGTACCTAACGGTCTTTTTGACAAAGTCTTGGATACTTTTGAGAACTGGAGCTCCCAAGCGACTATCCTTTGCAGCACAAAGAGTGTCTATATGAAGCTCAGTCTTTCCCAACAGAGTCTTACGAACTACTGACTGGCAAAAGGCACGCCATACTACTACATCTTCAGCATTCTTCATTCGTCCGATAGTTAGAATAGGAAAACTCTCTTGTATGTCTCGGATATATTTCGGTCCCAACTGACCCCTACACATGATTCCAGATATTGATGCAGCATTTTGCTGAACGCGGGCATGATATGTATCATAAAGAGGGTGGGTTTCCGGATATGAACGGATTGAATACCCATTCTTTGCGATATCGGATTTGATAAGTTTTAGATCGTCTTCAGGAGTTCTCGGACAGGTCTCTCGAGTACAGCATTCTCCAAATAGTCTAGAGAGCATTGTTAAGGTACGTATATTTCATTCTGGGTTCCATATAATGGACCATCTGCTTCTAGTGGAAGATTGGGCTGAATGCGTTCGTCGTTTGAAGGATGAGACTCCCGACCGTTTTATAACAGAAGCCATATGTCGTCATATGTTGGATATCATGGAGCGAATGAAATTCAAACGCCCTGAACTGTTTGTTGTTCGTCGCGGAGAGGATTACGAACTGTTTACGGCTGAACTTCTTGAAACGCATGGAATCCCAAATACCATGCCAATCCTGGAGGATACCGAGTTCTTTGAATTGTGTTTGGACGTCCGTCGTTCTCGGAAAATGAATCATCTAGAAACTAATGACAAGAAGGCACAAGCATGGGTGACAAGATCATCGGAGTCAAGTTCGGGATCTGGAGCCCGGAGGAGATCCTTAAGCAAAGCGTAGTCAACGTTGTGACCGACAAACACTACCAAGGAAATCAACCTGTTCCAGGCGGTGTCTTTGATCCCCGATTTGGTGTCATCGAGAACGGTAAGGTATGCCCGACGTGTCGCCAGACGAACCAGAAGTGTCCTGGGCATTTCGGCCATATCCGTCTGGCTCGTCCAGTGTACCTCATTCAGTACTTTGATCCCATTCACAAGCTTGCCAACCAGATCTGCCTCAACTGCAGTGAGCCTCGCCCTCAGGATCCTAAGGTTAGCGCAAAGACCAAGGAATGCACTGTCTGTGGAACTCCCTACTTCAAGACAGTGTCTAAGGTAGTCGGCACTGCTGCCGCTCTTCAGGGGGTTGTCGCGACTGCCAAGGATGATGCGGAGATTCCACCCGTCCCACTGGAGACCGAAGTTATTCTGAGAGCCTTCCAGCGTCTGACCGACGCACAGGTTGAGCTGCTTGGATACGACCCAAAGTTCGCTCGTCCCGACTGGATGATCTGTACTATCCTTGCGGTTCCTCCTCTCTCTGTTCGTCCCTCTGTTATCATGGATGACAACCAGCGTATGGAGGATGATCTGACACACCAGTTACTCATGATCATTCGCTCCAACAATGCACTGCGGGACAAGATTGACAAGGGTGAGACTGCGGATACAATTACGAAGTCTACCACTCTTCTGCAGTACAACGTGGCGACCTATGTAGATAATGACATCAAGGGATTAAATCCTGCAGTGCAGCGTTCTGGTCGTCCTCTGCGTACTCTGAAGTCCCGTCTGGGTGCAAAGACTGGCCGTGTTCGCGGAAACCTGATGGGGAAGCGTGTGGACTTCTCTGCACGATCGGTTATCACTCCGGACGCCAATATTGATGTTGATGAATTAGGTGTCCCCGAAGAGATCGCAAAGAACCTGACGTTTCCCGAGCGTGTTACGGCGTACAATCGGGAGCGTCTGATGGAGAATATCCGTAACGGTCCGGACAAGCACCCCGGTGCAAAGTCGGTCCACCTCTCTCGGGAAGACAAGACAGTCTCTCTGAAATATGTCAATGCCGAGCAGATTGAGCTGCGTGATGGAGACGTGGTTCACCGTCATCTCATTGACGGAGATATCGTGCTGTTCAACCGTCAGCCTTCTCTTCACAAGGCATCCATGGAGGGGCACCGTGTTCGCGTTCTGCCCTATTCAACGTTCCGCCTGAACGTTAGTGCTACACGGCCCTACAACGCTGACTTTGACGGAGACGAGATGAACATGCACGTCCCTCAGAGTGTTGCAGCCGCAACCGAGCTTCGTCAGCTGACGTCTGTCCTACGGCAGATTATCAGTCCCCGCACATCCTCTCCTATCATTCAGTTGTTTCAGGACACCATGACGGGAACCTACCGTCTCTCGCAGTGGACGAAGGCTATCCCTCGGCACGTTGCCCAAAACATCCTTGCCCGTATCTCCCGCAAGATGCCGACAGGAGACATGACGGGTCCTGAGCTGGTCAGTGGTGCGTTCCCGGTTATGAACCTGAAGGCTGGTGGTGCGACCATTGAGAACGGCAAGTTTGTCGCAGGTATCCTGAAGAAGAGTGCCACATCTGCGACGATCCACGCGATCTACAACGACATGGGTCCCATCGCAGCAGGAAAGTACATCAATGACATGCAGTCTATTGTCACCAAGTTCAACATGTATTCAGGATTCTCGGTGGGTACTGGGGATCTCATGGCAGACTCTGCGACTAACGAGTTCATTGATGAGGCTATCGCAAAGGCACGGACGAAGATTCAGTCCATTATGGAGTCAGTTCATGCTGGGACATTCCAGAACATCTCAAGCCGCCCCGATGGAGAGGAGCTGGAGAAGCAGATTACTGACGCTGTGAATACCATGTCTAACGAGATTGCCAAGAAGATCGTGGACGTGCTGCCAAAATCAAACCGTATCGTGCAGATGGTTGACTCTGGGTCCAAGGGCGGTGCCCTAAACATCTCGCAGATGTCTGGGTTGCTCGGTCAGCAGCTCATTGAGGGTCGTCGTGTCCAGTACACACTGCAGGACCGGACATTGCCCCACTTCGCAAAGTTCGATGACGGCATGGAGAGCCGTGGGTTTGTCCAGAACTGCTTTGTGAGGGGTCTGATGCCGGCCGAGGCATTCTTCCATGCCCAAGCTGGGCGTGAGGGTCTCATTGATACTGCCGTTAAGACGAGTGACTCCGGGTATATCCAGCGGCGACTGATGAAGACCATGGAGGATCTCCACGTGGAGTATGACGGGACGGTGCGGAACGTCCAGGGAACCATCATTCAGATTCAGTATGGTGAAGATGGAATTGATCCCGTGGGGGTTGAGACCCAGCCTTACCCGGTCGTGGTTTCCACGCTGGAGACACTCTATTCAGAGTTTGCCTATACTGTAGCCGACATGCAGCCGTTTGTGATGGAGACTCTCTCAGAGGCACCTGACCTTCTCGACGACATTCTGCGGGATCGCGACATGGTCCTGCGATGTGCATTCCATGGCAAGTCTCAGGACATCGTCCAGGCACCGGTCCACTTCGGCCGTCTCCTGAATAAGTATGCCAACCCCTACTCTGTCAAGTCTGATTTGACTCCCACATATGTGGTGTCAGAGATCGGGAAGCTCCAGACAGAGTTCCCTCGTAACAAGTTGTTCCATGCTCTCATGCGATACAACTTGGCTCCCAAGAAGAGCATCATGACGTTCCGCCTGACAAAGACATTGTTTGATGAGATGATGCGAGAGGTTCGCTTCAAGTACATTCAGGCGTTGGTGCATCCGGGCGAGATGGTGGGTGCAGTAGGTGCACAGTCAATCGGGGAGCCTACGACTCAGCTGACCCTGAACACCTTCCACTCTGCAGGTACCACCAACGCAAACGCGACTGCAGGGGTTCCGCGTATGGAGGAGCTCATGGGTGCCTCTAAGAACCCAAAGCGTCCTGGAAACACACTCTACATGGTTCATGAGATCCAACATTCCGAGAAGGAGTCTCAGAAGAAGCTGAAAGAGATTCAGAAGACCACTCTGCGAGACATCACGCAGTTCATTCGTATCTATTATGACCCATATCCTACGGCGGGCAAGACCATTCTTCCCGAGGATCAGGCGGCTCTGGATCTCTACCAGCAGTTCTCGCTGGAGCAGAACTGTTCACGTAGCCCGTGGGTGGTGCGTATGCAGCTGGATCCTGCAAAGTTGGTTGAGCGGAACCTGTTGGATATGACGCAGATTCAGACACGTATTGAGAACAACCCGGTTGCTGCGGTTGACAAGCTAAAAGACGTGATGCGTATGGCGTGTACCATGATTACTGATGCAGGCCAGATGGCGATTCGGTTTGAGTTTGAGGCGACTGGAACTAAGACATTTGAACTGAGCATGGAGTTCTTGCGTCAGTGTGAAGAGGCACTGCTTGATACGGTTGTCTCGGGGAACCCAGATATCGGTCGGGTATACATGCGGACTGTCAAGGACGAGCCGAGCTACGATGATGCCATCGGTGGGTACGTGAGCAAGCCATTCTTCGTGCTAGACGTTGAGGGTGCCAATCTGATGAATTTGATTACCTTCCCAGGAATTGATGCAACTCGCTCCACCTCTAATGATATCCACGAGATCAATGCGGTGTTTGGTATTGAGGCTGCGCGTCTGGCAATGTTTGAGGAGTTCAATGAGGTATTCTCTCGTGAAAAGGTGAACTATCATCACCTGGCTCTGCTTGTGGATGCTATGACGGTCTCTGGGCGTATCGTGCCGGTCAATCGGTTCGGTATGGCGAAGAATGAGACAGGTGTTCTGGCAAAGTCGTCCTTTGAGGAGACTTCTAAGATCCTGTTTAATGCCGCTATCAAAGCAGAGTTTGATGATATGCGTGGCGTATCGGCAAATATCATGTTCGGTCAGAAGCCCCCATGTGGGACTGGGTTTGTGGACCTGCTAGTGGATGAATCTCGTCTGCCAGAGGAAGATGAGTATACAGCTGAGAATCCTAGCGAGGAGGTACGGCGGGTAAATGAAAAAATTGCCGCACTCCAGCCTGCAGGAGAATGTCGTATGGAGGATATCATGATGGACTGGTAGTGTTCTCGTATTAGCGTGGACAAATTATTAGAAAATAGGATATAATGAATCCGAAGCACTATATTTTCACAAGGTGGAGTGTTTACGATCCAACATGGACAGGGTGGATCATGACAAGAAACAATGACAGCGAAGCAATTAAACAGAAGCTATTTAATGCTTCACGTCTTAAGGCTAAATTTGAATTTTTTGAGAAGATGACGTATCCATCTGTCAAAAAGCAGACATATGGAAACTATGAGTGGTATATTTATACAAGTACTCTTCTACCAAAGGAGTATAAAGATAAACTGGAAAGACTGCAACTTTCTAATATAACAATAGTATACGTAGATTGTTTTGCTGATTTAGAGAGACATGTTGAAAAAACTATAGAGAATGTCAACAATTTTACAACTATTACTCTTGATGATGACGACGGAATAGTTCCAACATTTCTAGAGAAATTAAACAAGCACTGTCATACTGTTGGAACACTTGTGACGTTTCCCCAAGGGTTGCGATATACGATTGAGAATGGAAATATAGTAATTGGTGGCAAATATTATTTTCCAAATATAAACCTAGGGTTGGCTGCAATTGGACATAACATTTTTAGGACAGGGGACCATACAAAAATACATAAAACCTATAGTGTTATTTCTGACGAAACTCCCGATATGTGGTGGTGCGCGTGTTCTGTTTTTTGTGATACGAATCGTGGATTTACCAAATCTTCAACAAAAAACTAAATCAGCTTGAAAGCGGATTTCCGCACTCAAGATGGTGGACCCGGGGAGGATTGAACTCCCGACAAACGGTTGATAAGACCGCTGCTCTACCACTGAGCTACGGGTCCTCATTTCTTATAGTGGCTTTCTTCTGTAAACTACATCTTCAAAATGAAGTGTACGGAACTTGCTAGAACTGCAAGGTAGGTTGCGTCGGTCCAATAGTGCTCCCTCGACATCCCCAGGAAACGCTTATTCGTTATGTCGCACCACCCACCGATCATTGAGAGGACCACTGAAAGCAAGAGTAGAAATACAGATAGACGAATCATTTGTATCCCCTCCGGAAATTTACAGGTACACCCCAGGTATTCAACTTGAGAAGCTCAGAACGCTCCTTTCCGGGTCCTCTTCCTGATACGGCGGTATGTCTTACGACCACCACGCTTGATAATCTGAATCGTGAACCCCGGCTGTACGTTTGCATCTCCAAGAGTCCCAGTTTCCAGTGGCTTCCCGTTGTAGATTAACCGTTGCTTATCAGTCGTCAATTCCGGCCATTTTGCCGTAATTGCTGATTTGACCTCATCAATGGTTTGCGTTGCACTAAATGGTATCTCAATTCGTTCCTCTCCGAACTTTAGACCGATTGTAGTGGGAACCTCATCCTCCTCGTCTTCTGTCTCAAAGACGATAGGGATCAGTTGATATACCTTTTTTGATGTACCTGCTTGGCAGTGGTCTGCACTCATGATAGGACCTCCATAAATAACAGCCGTTCTAGACGCAGAAAATCCAATCGTATACCCGGAGTCAACAAGCTCCCAAAAGGAATGGGTATGTTTCAGCATAAGTATGGCATCTTCCATCGAGATATAAAGACTTCCACTGGGAGTCTTGAGTGCAAAATAGGGATTCTTCAGGATATCAGAGTAATCAAATGTTTGTGTAAATTTCTTGGAACACTCGTAGTACGTTGAATCACCGGATTCCAATTCCTTTGCCAAATATCCTCGAGGTATACCGCTATAGCTGTCGTTGACCTTGACAACAACTCCACTTCCAGAATTCAAAACCACAAACTTCATAAATGATATGCTACCGTGTACCAAGTCTGCAATTTCATCCGGAAGAGATAGTTTTTCTACACCTTGTTGTGCCAAGAATTCATCAGTATATGTTTTGACATCTGGGATAGGAATATCAAGGTCGCTTCTTCCAGAAAGAGTTCCGAGTTGCAAATGAAACGCAAAACCCGGGTCAGTTGAAACTTCCTCCGCATCATCTTCTTGGACTTGGGGTTGTTCGGGTTCTCCAGTAACATTGGTTCCGGCTGCTTTCAACGCATCCATATTCGGTCCAAAAAGGTTAGGAGAACATTCCTGTACATTCAATACGGCGATACCTGTTAGATTTGCAAGAGCTGCATCTGTTATCTGTACACAACCACGCATTTCCAAAATCTTTATCCCAGCTAGATGAACGAACGCAGCATCGGTTAATGCTAATTGGTCGCACCTAGTCATATCCAAGTGCTTAATTCCGTCAAGCGACGCAAACCCTGCATCTGTTATCAACGTGCATTCTTCCATATAAAGTTCTTCTATTCCCTGAAGATTGACGAAGCCTGCATCTGTTAGTTTAGTTTGCGATATATTGAGAGTCTTAAGACCCCTGAGTGATGCAAGTCCTGCATCGGACAGATTTGATACAAAGGCTTGTAGCTCTTTGAGATTAGTTAAATTTGTGAAACCGGAACCAGTTATTTCACATCTTTCTATTGCCAGGAATTCAAGTGCGGGAACGTATTGAAACAAGTCATCTGTCAATTGGGGACAATGCGATATATCAAGACGTTTCAAATTTTTGAGTGCAGCAAATACTTCGTTTGTTAGTGTTGGTTGCCGACATAGTTTCATCTCGAGATGTTCGAGTCCAACGAGAGAAAGTAATCCCGCATTTGTAATATTAATACAACTGTTGATTCTCAACTTCTTAATGGAGTTCAAATTTGCGAGTCCGGCATCTGTTATTTGAACACAGTTTCTCATGAGAAGTATACGGGTATCTTTGAGATGAACAAATCCGGCATCGGTTATATTTTTATTCTCTGTTATATTGAGATACTCCACGCCATCAATATGGTCTAACACCCGATCGGTTAATTGAGGACAACCCTCAATACTAAGAGACTTTATTCCCTTCAAGGATAAGGCAATTTCATCTGTAAGATCATTCAACGATATGTCTAACGTTTCAATATCTTTCAATTTTGCAATGCCTGCGTCAGTTATATGATAACAGCGTCTGAGGTCGATATGTTTGATACCGGTTATGGTTCCAAGAAAATCATCAGTTATTTGGCTAAATGATAAGTTTATAGTGTCTGCAGACGGGTTCTCCGATCTCCAGGCAGCAAATGTTGTTATTTCGTCTGCCTCAGGCCAGTCGAACTGTTCCATTATACATTGTCTACACTAATTGCTGTATGCCAAGCCGCCCATACCACTCATGATGCGGAGGATGTTGTAGCTGACGGCATATATACGAACATTGTATGGGGTAGTCTTGCTAGGAAATGATCCAGCACCGGCAGATGTAACGCTATCAAACACCAGGGTTGCGTTGTCAATACGGGAGAAGTTACAGGTCCCACTGGGTTGGTGCTCCTCGGGCTTGAGTGCAAATGAGTAGACGTTTATAGGATTGTAATATCCAGCGCCGGTACCCTGTACTACTGCATCGGGACCACTTTCCAACCCAAGACGCATACCAGTTTGCGCGGGAGTAAACTCCGGCTGCGTAGACATTAAAGTATTAGGTACGCTTCGTGCACCACCCAAGTTCAACCAGCCACCCGTATGGTGTTGGAAGGGTTGCACCTTCCAGAAATAGTCACCATAACGTTCGTCAAAGCGATCCTGTCCGTTGAGCTGGAGATGACCACGCTTGATGATATCGTCATAAGTAAACGGAGATACCGTGTTATTATTTGAGCAATCCTGGCGAACAGCATTTTGGAATACCCATACAAGCTCCTTAACGGGATGATTTAGAGTTATGTCAATACGAGTACTACCATGAGTAATAGTCTGATTCTCGTTATACTGGAGCTGCTCTATAAGATACTCGTGGGACTGCTGGGCAAACCGACGGCGCTCCTCGGTATCGAGGTACACATAGTCAATATAGAGTGCTGCATCCAAAAGAGTTGGGCATAGAGCAACAGTACCATAACCGCCAGCAGACGATGTCTTTATGATATTAACCACATCGTTAAATGTGATATTAAAGCGAACCTCGTGGTACTGCAGAGCAATCAGTGGAAGAGCAAGACCGGGGTTGCGACAGAACCAAAATTGAAGAGGAATATAGAGAACACGGGGGCGTCCTTGGCACATATTTGCAGTGGACGTGGTCATACGAGCAGACGTCAACCAGTCAGTCTTGATACACTCGTTAGGAGAGCCAGACAAGCACTCCCACAGGTAGAGCCACTCGCCATAATGGCGATCGATGATTTGGCCACCAATCTCAACCTCAACCTGCTTCAGTAGCAGATAGCCAAAACGGTTCTGTTCGTCATTCCAAAAAGCATTGGGGTCAATTGCAGCACCATTCGTAGAATTTGTAGGAAGAACCACCTCCAAATACGTACGACCGATGAGGTCAGCATTACGGTTCACAACAGCAACCACACGCTGCCCGAACGCGGGAGCACCAGTAAAGTTCACACGGAATGCCTCCATCGCGAAGTTGGTGTGACGCTTGTAAAGGATCTTCCAAAACGTAATGTGCGGGTTCCCTGAGATATACACATCCTGTGCACCATAGGCGACAAGTTGAAGCAGACCTCCAGCCATGGTTTATTTCAGGACAACAAAAAGGATTTTCCCATCCAACACGAAATCAGGTCTCTATTTCATGTTGTGCGAGTTTATGCTACACCTCAAAACAGGCCGAACATCTTGCGGCTACGGCGCTTGCCGCCAAGGGGCAGGGGGGACAGAGCACCACCGCGGCGAGTCTTGCCACCACGGCGACGACGACCGCCCTCGGGAACAGCAGGTGCCTCCTCGGATGCACCGCCCTTCTTGTAGTGCTTCTTGGCCTCCTTCATCGCCTGCCCAAGGCTCATCTTAGGGTGGGCACGCATCGTCTTCTTAACAAGGCTCATCCACTTCGTCATGTTTGACTCAACACACTAAAATTTTAACGCGGGGTCACATCGCACGAACACGAAAGTTGATTATTGACAAGTAGGCACTTGGTGCATGAAGCTGCATATGCAGATCCGCTTGCCATAGAAGGAGATGGACCAACTGGAGCTGGAGTAGACACTGGCATTGCTGGCGTAGGTGCTGCCGGTACAGGTTGTTTAAGCTTTGCGGCATCCGCAGCAGCCTTGGCATCCGCAGCAGCCTTGGCAGCAGCATCCGCGGCAGCCTTGGCAGCAGCATCCGCGGCAGCCTTATCTGCGGCCGCTTTAGCCTCTGCCGCAGCCTTTGCGGCCTGCGCAGAAGCCATTACAGCCGGCGCAGCTGCCTTAGCTTGACCGGCATTTGTCTCGGCCTCTGCTTTGAATGTAGCAACATTGGGAAAGGTATTTCTGATATATACAATATCATTTGACGCTTTTATGGCATCAGTAGTCTGTTTTGCGCTATTCATAGCCACAGTTGCTTTGTTAGCATATGTATTCATTCCGTTGTATGCTCCTGTATCTGTTCCATTGTATTTCTGAAACTCGGCGTTTGCCTGGCCAACAACTTGATTCATACTATCAACTGCAGCCTTCGCGGAAGCGGAATCTTGGTCCGCTTTTGCAAAAAGGGGTGCCATTGCTGCCATAATCAAAGCAGCAACGTTGCCAATAGAGTTCAGATTCTCTCGCTTTCCACGCATAAATATCATAACCGCAACAAATACCAACCCGTACACAACAAGTTCACCGATCATTATTGTTAGAACTTAAAACTTATTACGTCACCTGTCGTAGCAAATAGGTGCCGGGGGGTGTATTGTATGGAAGAACGATAGTAGGGGGTGCTTGGGATGGCTCAACTGATTCGGGTGTCCCAGCCATAGGTGTTGCAGATGTTGAAGGTGCAACTGGAAGTGTTGATGTAACAGGTGGGGTTGGTGCTGGTGCGGGGGTGCTGCATAGATAGGATGACTCTCCTGAAGGCGAAGGATTAGTAACCGAACCAGAACGCAACTCATATATCGCCTGACCCCCACGCTGCGTGATACCACCGCATGTCGGTTCTGCCGAACATGCTGTCTTTGCATCCTGCAGGTTCGTGAATGTCTGACAACCCAGACTGCAACCAGGAATGTATGTGTTCGGCTTTGCATCCGAATACTGACAGGGTCCAGCAAATCCCTCTTGTGAACGCATGACATACAAAACAGCTACCAGAACTGCAAAAAGTACAGCAGCCCATATCAACGGTTTCTTCATTGTTAGTCAAACAGAAATTAGAGAGTTAGGTTGAAGACCGGTGTCTTGAGATTCTTGGGCTGGAATGAGAGACCTGGATCGGGAGGAGTTGGCTTTGCATACGTCTTCTTCTTATAACGCAGTGCCTCTGGCTTCTCTACAAAACTGCGGTCCTTAAAGTGTGCAATATAGAACTCCATCATTCCATCTACCGATCCATAGGACATCATGTTCCACTGGCATCCATATGCGAACAGAATCTCGGGGTTGGAGTTCTTCAGCGAGGATGTCGCATCTGGAACAACCATGGTAATCTTCTGGCGATTGTTGTCTATCAACTCATCGTGGTCATACGGCTGAGATGCTTGCATATACGTCAGACGACGCAGGTTTGAACTGGTCCACGAAAGATTAACTAACTCCTCCATTTTAGTTCCAGTAAAGTTGCCACCTGAAACAAGAAGAAGCTTGCCCTTGATGGTGCAGATTGGCTCTGCTGCCATATCACGACGCTGATACGAATACTCGGGGGTCAACATATATTTGCGAAGAGTATCCTTTAGAATATCTGCAGTTGCGTTCATTGTTATCGTCTTTTCGGAGTGAAAAACGAGTGAGAGAATGAACGGGTCTGTTGCAAGCGGTGTTTCTGTAGCAGTAAACGCCGTGTTTGCAATTGCAACACAACATGCCTGAAGAGGTACACTGTTATAGGAATAATCATATCCCAGATTCTGATTTTTAAGTCCAACAACCGGTTGATCCTGCTCGTCTGAATAGACATCAAGCTCAATCATTCGTGCACCAGATTTAATGACAAGTGGAAGGATGTTATCCGACACATAATCGGTAACAGTATTTGCAGGAAATACTGAATATGCAGATGATGCAACGTAGTAGTCGCAGATACGCAAGTCTCCTGCAACTGGGCACCCGAGAGGTGCGGGCTTAACAACATCCATGTATGCTGAAAATCTGCCAATTGCTTTGTCAAGAGCAGCCTGCGGGGCCGGACGTAACATAACATACAAACCATAGGCTGTCAGTAGAAGGACTATGCCTCCAACAAGATAAATAGCCCATGCGGGAAATGCTCCTAGGTATCCCTCCATTATGATGTGGTAAGCTTTCATTTCGTCCGAAACAACAGGTCACGGAGGCTATTGACCATCTCATCGGGGATACGTGCATTCATAGGAGTTCCGGTCAAACAACAGTAATGAAAATACAGACTATACATTCCGCATTCAGTATCCTTGAACTGGTGGCGGGTCTTATTGTAGGTTAACTGTACTGGCTTTGAGTGGATACCAGTTGCATCCCATTGTTGCTTCCAGCGACGCATGAGTTGCTGAATCTCCTTCTCTGGCTTCTGTGCGTAGGAATCAAAGTAGGTTATACGCGGAAACTCAAGGTCTGGACGGATATCGGCAAACAGAGCAATCCAGTGTTCCCCGGGACCATCGTGCGGGTCCGTGTTGAACACAATGCCAATCCGATGCTTTCCACGATCATACAGCGATTTCAGTTGAGTAGAACAGAGTGTGCTAACAATACACTTGCCAACCTCGTCTTTCAAGTCAAAATCAATAGGAATGCATCCAAGAAACTCGTATCCTTCAAAGAGCTTGGTATACTGCTTCTCAATTGCAGATATGTCATCTGAAGAAAGCCATTCATACCGGTTGATACTCCATGAATCAGGGGCGGCAGGCTTATGCATCATGTTGGTTATGATACAGGATGCTGCCCCAGTCCGACACTCCTCGTGAAACTTTGATTGAAGTGCCTTCCAGACCTTATGGGGGTCGCCTGCAGGAATAGAACCGCCTTTCTCACGATTGTAAACTTCGCGAAGACGATTGATTTCGTCTGGATCAAAGGACATTATTAAAAACGGATATTGTCTTCTCTAGACCATGAACATCAAATGGCGACTGACGAGCTTCTGAGAGTTATCCGCAAGTATCGCGAGCTGGACTCCTCCATCAAGTTGATCAATAAGAACCTGACAGACTTGCGAGACACGCGCGGAGAGCTTGAGAAGGAGCTGACAGTATTCTTTGAGAAGCCAGAGTATGCAAACTTTCACAAGATGGATTTGTCCGACGATTCGTATATCCGAATTCAGCGCCCAGGGGCCTGGAAGAAGGCATGGTCTCTCTCCAAGGAGAGACTCCAGACACTTCTAGCAGAGTTTGTTGCGAGTGGTCGGCCTCTCTCAGAGTGTTACGCATTCATCGTAGAGTCTCGGGAGAAAGCTCTTATAGGGGACAGTATGCAGTTCACTCGCTTGCAGCGTAGCTAAAATGAATGTATAATCTTCATTTTCAATTACAGTATGGACTATTCCAAACAGTCGGTTTCGCAATTGAAAGCCCTCTGTAAAGAGCGAAATATCAAAGGGGTAAGTGGTAAACCTAAGGCAGCTCTGATAGGATTGCTTGATACAAAGATACCTCAAGCCATTGAGGAGCGACACGATATATTGCAAGGAGATTGTTTGGATATCCTTCCAACTCTAGACTCCGAATCTGCACAAATCATTATTGCGGATCCTCCCTATAATATCGGTAAGGACTTCGGAAATGATAGCGACAAGCAACCGATGGATGAGTATTTGAAGTGGTGTGATACCTGGATTGCAGAGTGCTTAAGAGTTCTCAAAACGGACGGAACTATGTTCATATACGGATTCAGTGAGATCCTTGCGCTTATTCTGTCCAGAGTTCCATACAACATCAATCGTCGATGGATTGTATGGCACTATACCAACAAGAATGTGCCATCCCTTAATTTCTGGCAACGTTCTCACGAAAGTATCATAGTCTTGTGGAAGACTGAAAGGGTATTCCATAGGGATGATATTCGCGAAGCATATACTGAAGGATTTCTAAACGGAGCTGCTGGAAAGGAGCGTGTTGCTACGAAGGGGCGATTCTCAAAGGGAGAAAAGACAACTACGTATACAGCTCATGCTAATGGTGCTCTACCACGAGATGTCATCAAAATTCCTGCGCTAGCCGGAGGTGCTGGTAAAAAAGAGCGGGTAGATCATCCTACTCAGAAACCTCTCGCATTGTGCGAGAAGCTACTGAAATCGTGTAAACAACCTGCGAACAACGGGTATGTGTTAGTTCCCTTTGCCGGTTCTGGGAGCGAATGTCTCGCAGCTAAAAATCTAGGTCTTCCGTTTGTCGGAATTGAATTAAACTCGGAGTACGTGAAGTTGATTAATGATCGGTTAACTACTCTAGAAGGTTAAACTCTTCTCGTAGAGCTCAATGTAATCAATCGTCTTTCCGCGTTTTATTTTGCATGAACCAATCTTGAATCTGTCAATTTCATCTGTCACTGTCAATTTGACCCACAATTGTGAGGACATGCTAAATGTGATAGACATACTTGAGCCATTCAAGACATCTGTCTCCCATCCGGTTATTTTATCATTCGTGTTGCGTGTTTTTCCAAACCTTGGGCGCCACGTATAGGTGGCAGGGTTCAGTGCGGGAAAGTCGTTCGGAATTAGAAACCACTCGTAATAGATCTCTGTTTTTGTCTCCTTGCGCGCCATGATTGAGTACATATCAAAGTTCTTACGCAAATTGATTTCTGCGATAATTCCAGAAATATCTCCGTGTTCCTTGTCCGAACAAACTGTAGTGAGTCTGTATGAACTAATAGCAAATGCTCTAGAAGCACCGTACTTGACAGACTTGTTTGAGAAACCTCCAAGAGAACATACTAAATCTCTTCCAGATTTGTGAGATCCATCACTTTCAGACGTTACATCGCAACCAGATCTGTTAAGAACAACTGTGTTGACCTCCTCCCATACAGACTCTTTGATGGGTCTATTGTTTACTATATGATAGCCGCGTACGGCTTTTGAGAAATTTGACTCCAGTTTTTCACGAATAGCTTGAGATATGCTTGTTGGCGTGGACTCCATAAAACTCATTTCAGTATTCATTTGGGGGCAGTATAGCTTTCTAGGAAACAAACATATCCATTTTTATTTATCACAGATACAACCACCTTTTCGCTTCTGAGTCTGCAAAAACATCTTCTTTTTGCATGAGAACTTCTTCATTGTCTTACCGCGTGTTTGAAGCACACTCTTTACACAGATTCCTATGGCTGCTTTTTCTGCCGTACTACCCTTGCGAGCCCGGACAGTCTTTCTGACTGCCTTGACGCACCGGCAGAATTTCTTATCCATTTGGAAAACGGACGCGACTTTTTGTAGAGATGCACAGTAATGCAGAACTTGCGCACTAACAGTCTGGTTAATCATCCTGAGGTACGTCCGGTTGATCGCAAGGAGGTATCTCTTGATGAGCGAAAGACGTTGCGATACTATTCTAAATATGAGTATACCACTCTGCTTGCCACGCGTGCACAACAGCTAGCAGATGGTGCTCGTCCTCTTGTCAGCCTGGAAGGCATTCTTCCGGGGGATCCTCTGTTTGTCTGGAAAGTGGCTGAGAAGGAGATTCTAGAGCAGAAGTTACCCTTTCTGGTTCACCGTCGTATGCCCGATGGAAAGTCAGAGTTCTGGTCTACTCAGGAATTGGAGAAGATCTGGTAGTTACCCGCACATCCCCTGAAGAGTAGCGGCAGACGGCGGATACTTCAGCAGAGGCGGTATTACATCTGGAGGATTCAGCATACGCGGTGATTCAAAGCGAGCACCACCGCTTGCCTGTTCTAGATCAATGGTGCTCCATGCTCCCTCTGCAGATAGAACATCAGCACGCTGCTGTACAAAGACCGAGTTTTTTGCATAGAGAGCGCCAGACATATGAAGAACTGCTAAGACAACTACAAGCACGAGTCCAGCCAGAAGTGGGAACTTCATTTACTTCACGCGCAGAAAATGGAACCACATAAGTAGAGTCAGTTATCAACAAATGATCATTCCTATTCGTTGCTACACTTGCAATCGCATCGTGGCGGGAAAGTGGCAATTGTACGTCGACAAAGTGAAACAGTATGGCGGAGACCCGAAAGAATTAGAGTACTTATCGTCTGTGACGACGAAGACCGCTGCTGGGAAGGCTCTTGACGATTTGGAGCTGGTGCGACCTTGCTGCCGCGCCCTCTTTCTCGGACACGTTGAGCTATTGACGAAGAAATGAGCTTATCGCAATTAGGGCAAATATTTGGTATTTGTATTTTCAATGCCATGTTCCAATTATCATTTCCATGCCCTTTTAATAAATGTCATCATATAGCGAATGGCTAGGGCGTAAGATGCAGAATGAGCGCAAATACCTGGATACTCGCCCCCACCGTGACGCGGGTCATCATACAGAAACTATAAAGCGACAGGCAACTGTTGTTATTAATAGGCGTCCTACAGGTCTCCGTGTGATGCCGGCATCTGGATATACTGATTATGTGGGAGGTCGCGAGTATAGAACCGCCACTGCCGCCAATACAAAGGGACCGCAGATAGCCCAGGTCTGTACGATTGTTGCAGAGCCAGTCCATGTAAATAAGACACCTGGTTGCTGCAAGAAGTGTGGAGTTGTTCAAGACGCTAGTTCGTGCTACTGTATCAAACCGGCCGGTCTTCGTTAGGCACTAATATCTTGATCTTTCGTAATGGGAGGAGTTCTATATGGGAACTTTACTCTTCCGGATATGGCATATCATCTGAGATGCGATATCGGACATGATCATACTCCAGCTATACTTGATATTTCACAGGTATCTGAACTTATAGCTCCCGGGGCAATGCCGTATACAGATGAAGATACAGCAGTTAGGCATTTTATGAGCAAACTTATTGGGGACCCAAGACTTGATCTTGTTGCCCAGTTTAAGATAATAACTCCAACTGAACAGAATCCAAATGCAACTGATTTTGTATTTCCAGCTACCCAAAATAGTGATTTAAAAATATTACACGATGCTGGTCCAAAATTGTATGTGTTTCTTGGAGCTACACAACTTATAACATTTGGGACTATTCTAGACACAGCTAAGAAACCTGGAGAGGGTCGGAGACTTGTTTCAAAACCAAAAGAATTAAGTGTTAATCTAGATGTTCTAGGTTTTGCAGAAACGGTCGGTCCTTTGAAAATCGATAATATGACGGATTCAAAAGTATACACAACTTTGGATTATAGCGGAATTCAATATGATCCGGTTAGAATGAAACAAGCAATTATCCCGCTTCAAGCAAAAGACCTAAACATTCCAAAAGGCTTTTATGCGAGCGTTAATGATGTAAAAGCAGCTGTTAACAGGCGCGCACCTTTATTTGAGTTGTTTGTAGTCGGTAAAGCTCTTGGAGATGGTCTTCAAGTGCTATCTCTTACTCCAAAATATAATAGAGAAGCGTACTCGGTACTTTCTACTGAAGACCGTTTGAATCATATTCGTGCAATTGCCTACAATGTTTCATCGGTTCTTATTTCCAGAGCAACTGTAAAGAGTCCGGTCAGAATAGGTAGATTTATGCCATCAACAGAATTTCTAAAATCGGTTCCGGAACAGATACAGGAAGTTCTTCAGAGGACAAAAGATTTAATTCAAGAAGTTGTTGATAAATACGATACTGTCATTTCACATTTTAATTGGGATACCGGTGCTCTTATGCCGAAACCATATCGAGAAGAGTGTGTATCTCTATTGAAGAAATTTAAGACGTATGTTTTGGATAGATACTACTCGGGTTATATAGTTGTCGAGGATAGTTCTAAGCTCGGTCAACTTGGTAGAATGAGATTGCATTATAATGAATTAAAAGCTGGAATTTCTACACTATGTCCAAAATCATCACCATATCGGAATGGATTTCGTACTATAAACCAAACGTTTGTTATATGTAATCCTCGGGCAAATGAATGCACTCAATCGCAGATTGAATCAAGGTATCTCGAATCTATGAAAGGTGAGTTTTCTGAAATGGGAATACAAACGTCAATTGAAACCACCGGGTTTTCTGTCAACTACGCGGATGGTTCTGACACCGGACTTGCTGGTGCATATAAACTGAGTCTCATAGCAGATAAAGGCGACGTTGCGAGACTCCGGAGGTATACCAAGGATTGGTTTGGACCAGAACAAGCTCCTTCTGAAATCCATGGTTTTCCACCAATTCCAGATTCTCCTATGGAAGAGGAAGCTGAGGCTACACAACTTATCAAACGCCCTAAGACCGGCAGTTCTAGGCGTTCTGATCCGCCTACAGATGACTTTTGGTATTTTGAACAATATGTTCGCGAGTTTGCCATGGATCCTATAAAAGTTATGCTTGTTGCGTACAAGTCTCCGGATAGCGTAATTATAGATCGCGGAGCCCTTGCTACACTTGCAGGAGATATAGATCTAAGTACTCTTCCAGATATTGGTAAAGGTCCCTGGAAACAAGAAGCGTCTGTTTGGAATGCATTTACTGCAAATCTTAACGCAGCCCACTCCGAGTATCCTAAAACTAAGTTTCCATGGCCGTCCACAAAGCCAGAAATTA